CGTAATCGGAGCGCGACGGAAAGTTGAAAAAGTGCTCAAGCATGCTCTCTGCCACCGCACGGTCTTGGCTTTTGGTGGACTGGTAGAGGGAGAGAGCGGCTTCATCGCGCGGTGACATCACGCCACCCCTCCATTCTCGATAGCCTCGCAGCAGCGATCGATGGTCTCGGAGACGGCGTCGAGCTTTGCGGCAGCTGCCTGCGCGCGGGCGTAGTTCTCGATCAGCTCGGCTGCCTGCCTAAGCGGAATCGCCTGCGCGAGGATCGCAACCTCAAGGGCGCCGGTGATCGGTGGGGATTGCGCGTAGAGGGGCGGGGTGTCGTCGTGTTTCGCGTAATCTCTGCGGTGATCCCAGTATTCAGCGTCGTACTTCGTCATGAGCAAAGTCCTCCTGCAAATTCGCCGTGATGAAGGCGTGCAGCATCGCAATACGCGGCATGCGCAAGTTCGGGCGTGTCAAACATTCCGAGATAGCGAACCTTGCCAGCGGCTGAGATTTGAGCCCGGTAGCGGCTGTTGTGAGCACAGACGCCCTTCAGCCCTACTTTGCTGCGCGGACTGACAGGTTGGTTCGCACCGTTCTGTGAGTGCGAGGCTTCGCGCAGATTTACGAAGCGATTGTCGATCTTGTTGCGATTTTCGTGGTCGAGCGACCGCGTCGGCCACGCGCCGGTGTGCATCGCCCAAACAACCCGATGGACCCGGAATTTCTCACCGTCGATCGTGACGTCGAGATAGCCAGAAGGAGAGAGCGTACCGGCCGGAAGCCCGGCGAACCGAGTATTTACGGCGCCAAACTGGCGGGAATGCTTGAAATGAGATCGCGGCCGATGCCTCCATGTGAGAAGGCCGCGCACGGGGTCGTAATCGAAGCATTCATGGAGGTAGTCGATCGATACCCGGTAATGATCGGCGCGCTCGTACTCATTGGCCATGCGGGTCATCGGCCAGCCCTCAAAACAATGGCTGGTGATGCAGCGCCCACAATTCAGCGGGCGTTGGCGGGCGGCGTAGGATCAGGGAAAGGATGAATGACATCGGCGGTCTCCGTTGATGGAGACCATCCTACCTAAATTTGGGTATATGTCAACCTAAAAATGGGTATCAGCCGGTTTTTAGTTTTTCCTTAGCGGCCTCAACCCGTTCGGCGATCGCGGCCGTGATGGCGGCTTGATCTTCCGGGGAAAGCATCTTGTAGCTTTGCTGGACTTCGACGTCGGTCATGATCGGGGGGCCAATTTCCTTCGGTCCAGTGCCCCAGAGCAGATATTCACCGGTGTCATTAAAGCCTCAGACAAAGCTCCTGCAGAGACGTGCGGGCGCTTCATGGTGCCCTTTTCAATCCAGCCTATGTTGGTCTGGCTATAGCCGGCAAGCTTACCCAGTCGCGCCTGGCTCAATCCTCGAGCCACTCTGCGTTCGCGCACACGGCCGCCGAACTTTATGGGATCCGCCTCTTTCATGGGTTCCAACCTACCAAAATCTAGGTTGGCGGTCCCGCATAGATTTTTAGGTTGCAATCGACCTAAATTTGGGTATCTTGTGCCCATGTCCAACGAAGCACTCAAGCGCGCCTGCGAACTGGCTGGGGGGCAAAAGCCCTTAGCGGATCGCATCGGCACCACACAATCGCAAGTCTGGTATTGGCTCGAGAAATCGAAGCGGGGCGTGCCCGCCGAGTTTGTCTTGTCGATCGAACGCGAGACTGGCGTCTCCCGATCTGCGCTGCGTCCAGATTTGTGGCCTGAAGATTCTGAGGCCCGAGCATGATACTCGGCGATGTAAATCACATCCGCCATTCGCGGCGTTTCGTGCATTCCCATTCACGCACCCCCGACTTTTTATTCTTGTCTCCCGAGTGGCCATCATGTGTTCGCTACATGACATTGCGCAAGGAGAAACTAGCAAAGCGTACACCGAAAAATTTATCACTTCGTAGTTGTTCCGTATTGGAACACGCGATTCAAAAAGCGCGATCACATCTCGCAGCTTGGCTTCAAGTTCTATCGACATCATCAGTATCAGTCAGCGTTGTGTTGCGTGGGGGCGTTATATGCACGGTACAATACGTGGAAGAGCCAACGAGGCTCGCGAAATCGAACGACGGATTCGTCAGGGCACTGACAAAATTGTCAGCGCGGGTCGTTTCAGTGTTGTTGCCAAGGCTTTATGGCCTCTCAACACAGCAGCTCACATCGCAAGCATCGCTGGAAAAGACGAGCGCACTGGCGCCCGCTGGTTGTCCGGCGAATTTGAACCTCCCGGCATCGTCCTCGCCGCCATCCTCACCGAAATCACACGGCGCGATTAGTCAGCGCCGCAGACCTTTTTAGTAAATCCGCGTCGCGCCGGTCAGCGAATGACCGACGAGTCATCACAATGGCAAATCTGCCTTCATCGCCTTTCATTTCTGCCGCCGTGGAGTCGGCAGAAGCGCTGCCCGCCGTGGTACCCGGCACCCCTCATTACCCGGCGGGCAGTGGTCCTATTGAGCCAGACGACATCTCCTGCATCGGCGAGATATTCGTCGGCGCCCGCAAGCTGAACCAGTTGCCGGGGATCTTTGATCCGGCTGCGATCACCGGCACCGACGAACTGCTGTACGTGACGCTGAAGCTCCAGGATGAGCCAGGCACCCGCGATCTGCCGTGCATCCCCGATGAGCAGGCGTTCATGGACGCGATCGAGCCGATGCCGCTGTTCCTGCGCCAGGCGGTGTGAGAATGAGTTTGCCGTCGATGGCGGATGCACCGTTTCATTGCCCGCCGAACATCACAATCGATCTGCCCTGCCCGCCCTCAGTGAACAGGATTTGGCGCTCCAACAGAGCTGGGCCAAAACGCGTGAGCATCAGCAAGGAATACGATTCATGGAAGCGAAGCGCTGACGCTCTCGCGATGTCGACAGGACAGTTCCGCGGGCTGAAAACCATCGTGGGTAAGTTCGAAGCCGAAATCATCATCAAGCGTCGGCCGGGTGACCTCGACAATCGCACCAAAGGTGTTCTGGACTGGCTGCAGAGCCGCGGCGTCATCACAGATGACAAATACTGCGAGCGCCTGACCATCGCATGGGGCGACGCTCCAACCGGCTGCCGCGTCACTGTGAGGCCATGTGAATGACAATCCTTGAAATGTCGACGCCCATCGCCGCACACTCTTGGGAACGGGAGAAGCACGAGCATTACGTCGAGCCGCATTGGTGCAGCGAGCGGCTGTTCCAGGTCGAGCAGTTCAAGGATTCCATCTGGGATCCGTGCTGTGGGTTTGGCCGCATACCCGAGGCCGCCAACCGGGCAGGGCTGATCGGGCTCGGCACGGACATCGTGAACCGCGGTTGGCATGGGCAAAAGACGACGCTCGACTTCATGCAGACAATGGCCCCGCTGTCCGAGAACATTGTCGCCAACCCGCCGTTCAATATCGCCGGTCGCTTCGTTCGGCACGCCATCGATCTGCCGTACGTGGTGAAGGTGGCGATGATTTTCCCCACCGCACGCCTCAACGCTGCGCACTGGATCAAGCACATGCCGCTCGCGCGCGTGTGGCTGATGACGCCGCGGCCGTCGATGCCGCCTGGTCACGTCATAGCCTCCGGAGAGAAGCCCGGTGGCGGCAAGATGGATTTCTGTTGGCTCGTCTTCACCAAGGGCCGCATTGGGCCCGCTGACCTGCTCTGGCTGCGGAGAGAGAGTGCCAAATAATGGTTGCTTGGTATAAGCACGATATCCCGGCGTGGATGAACGGCACCGAAAATTTGGATGCCGATTGCTATCGCGTCTACCACGTCATTTGTCAGCTCATCTATTTGAACGAGGGTCCGATCGCGCGCAACGAGCAGGGCATTGCCGGCCGCTGCAAGATGCACGTTCTCAGGCTCCGAAAGTGCATCGACCAGCTCATCACCCTCGGCAAACTGACCATCAACCCCGACCTTACCCTCGACCAACCCCGGGCCAACCTCGAACTTAGGAAGATAGGTAGCAACCGGGTTAACGCAGGGTTAGGTGGGAGTGCTCCTCGTAAGTCATTGAAGGCAAACGATCAGAGTGAAGCACCGCTTCAACAAGATCGGAGCCTAAAGACTAGAGAAGAGGAGACTAGAGAAGAGGATAAACATTGTCCGGACGCCAAGGCGCCACGGACCAAATACTCCGACGAGTTCGAGGCGAAGTTCTGGCAGCCCTACCCGCGCACGCCAACCATGTCCAAAAGCGAGGCGTGGAAGGCGTGGATGAAAATGACGCTAGAGCAGCGGGTGACAGCCTGCCAAGCCATTGAGCCGTACAAACGGCATCTGCGATCGAAACCAAATCTCGAAACCGTCCATGCCTGCCGATTTCTATCGCAAGAGCGATACGCGGGATTTAGCAGCGGCGCGGCGGGACAGTCTCAAACATTCGACATTAGGAGCCACCTCGTATGAGCGAAACACTGCCGTTTCCGCGCCATGGAATCCCCGGCTATTACGCGCTCGCCGACCTGCCGCAGTCCTCACCGCTCAGCGAGTCCACGATGTCGACCGGCTGGGAGGAGCTCGACAAGATCCTCAAGATTTACCCGGGCCAGTTCATCGTCACCACCGGCAACGCAGGCAGCGGCAAGAGCACGTTTCTGTTCAACCTGATCATCAATTTGTGTTGGGTGCACGGTTCGCGGGCCTGGATGTACGTGCCGGAAAACGAGGTCAATCTGTTCCAGAAGGTTGAGCGGATGTTCAACCGGCATCAGAAGCAATTCGATGCCTTCGCCAAGACGCGGTGCTTCGTCCAGTCGTCGAATTATGCCCACTACGACGATGAGCCGCGCACCATCGAATGGATCCTAGCCAACGCCTTTGCGGCCTATCAGAAGGACAATATCAATCTGGTGCTGATCGATCCTTGGAACGAGCTCGAGCGCGCCAAGGCCAAGGACGAAAACCTGACCGACTACATCGGCCGCTGTCTGATGCGCGTGAAGATGTTCGCCCGCGACACCGGCTGCACGATGTTCATGGTGGCACATCCGACCAAGGCATCCGTCGGTCGGGACGTGGGATTGTCCGACATCGAGGGGTCAATGCACTGGTTCAACAAGTGCGACAATGGCCTGATCGTAAAGCACGAGCCAGGCGCGAGGGACACCACCGTGATCAGCGCCAAGGTGCGGGAACAGCCCTACGCCGGCAAGATTGGGCATTGCATCTTCCTGGTTGATCCGGACACCGGGATATTCAGCGAGCAGATCGGCGGGGGGCAGGCGCTATGAGCAGCCCGCGCGCGCAGGAATACCGCGAGCTGATCGACGATGTGATCGCTGGTGCCATGTTGGAGCAGGACGAAATCGAGGAGATCAAGAGCCTGATCGCGCGCGCCAAAGCCCGCATTCAGGTAGCCCAACCCATCACCGAGCAGGCCGCGGAATGAGGATCAACGTGCGCAAGGTCTATCGGATCGAGGAGATGGCTGGATGATTACCGTAGATCTCGGCTGCAACCGCTCGATGAAACGCAAGGAATGGAATTGCTTGTGGCGACACATGCGGATCATGCAGCGGGAAATGCGCAAGGCGGCTACCGACTGCGTAATCTTCGGCTCGGGATTTATCGAAACGGGCGAGCATATACCGGACGGAATCCGCGCCGTGCCAGCGAATGAGGTTCATCTATGACCGCGCCGATCCGCAGCATGCCGGAGCTGATGATGGTCGCGGACAACGATCAGGTGGTGGCTGTGGTGCGCAAGCATGCTGATCTGATCGAGGTGTTCAGGCTCATGAAGGAGCGGCTGCAGCTCACCAATGAATTCTGCGACGATGTGGGCGGGCTCACCAAGGGACACACGGACAAGATACTGGGGCCATCCGAGGCAAAGAACATCGGGCCGGTGACCTTCGACCTGTTTTGCGAGATGTTTGCGGTCGAATTCCACGTCCGGGTCGACCTCGACGCGACAAAGCGCATGGAATCGGTGTGGGAAGGACGCGAGCGGCCGCTCTATCCAAATGCGCGGGTCAAGCGCATCAGCAAGAAACTGATAGAACGCGCGAAACCCCATGTTTTTCGGGAAATGGGCCAGCGCTCAGCTCCGGCCAGGATGCAATGCTTAACCGCTGAGCATCGCTCCAGAATAGCCCGCAAAGCAGCTCGAGCACGCTGGAAAAAACACCGCACATCCTCGGTGCGTTGATACTCGATCGCGAACAGGCACGCTTGCGACATGATGCGCAGGCCAACACCCCAACTGATCGCCGCCCGCAAATGGGAGATCAAGCGCCGATATGAGCGCCAGGCCAAGGTCGGCAAGCGATCTCACGGTATGGCCGCCATTCGCATCGCCGAACTCACTCGGTGGATGCACGACGTTCATGGCGCCGGCACAGAGCTTGAGCCATCCGATCACACCGAGACAATAATCAGGATATTCACCCATCATTTCATGTGCTTGCCACATGGGCCACGACGCGCATCAGCATGGTTCGAGACCTATTGCCCATGGCTCGACGTGCGCGATCGCGAATACCTCATCAGCGAGGCTAGCCATTGCCCGCTCAAGTGGTCAGCCGACAAGCTGGGGTGGAAACTGCGCCTCACCGACGAGCAGCGCTCACGCCTGAAGATCAAGACAATCGGTGCGCTCGGCATCAACAGGGATCAGCGTGCCATCCAGCGCAAGGCCAAGCGAGCCGAACTCATGCGAGCCCTCAGAGCCAAGCGCAAGGCCGACCGCGTGAACAACATATAGGTCTATAGATATACTGTTCACGCACGTGCTCGGGCACGCTGCCAGCACCATCCACCCCATTGCCAAGCCTCTTGTCCATCCTCAATCCTCACGGCAAGCTACTGGATTGACCTCTTTCATCGCACGCGCGCCGTAACTGACATCACACTCACATCACACAACGCATGGTCCGGACTCACGTGCAGACCGTGCAAGGCCCTAGACAGGGGAATACGATATCACCATAACTAATTGATATGATTGGTGATTACGCACAGCGGCACACTCGGTGTGTCAGTCACGTGCCATATGTCGACAGCGCAGATGCTGCCATGCGCCTGTGTGAAAGACCCGGCGGGGGTGGGGGTGGGGGGAAAATGCCGCTCTCTCGTCTAATTCATGTTCCCCTTCTCTCACGCGGCTTTTTTGAAAAACCTCGGGGTCGGTTCAAATTTTGGGCGGCCGGTCTGGAAAACACCTTGGTGCGTTGTTTGGGGCCTGTTTCGGAATAACAGGTTAGTATGGCCTCTGAACTGATCAATCCGGACGAGTTCCCTGAATATGGCCCTGCGATGCAGGCGCTGAACCCGATGATGCGGTCGTTCGTGCTGGCGCTGCTGGATCAGCGGAAGCGGAACAACACGCTGGCTGCGCGGCGTGCGGGGTATTCGGAGAACAGCGCGGTGGCATTGCGGGTGACGGGGCACCGGTTGGCGCACGACGCTCGGGTGATTGCTGCATTGCACGAGGAGGCTGGCAAGCGGCTGGAGACGGCGGCGCACATTGCGGCTGGGGTTGTGGTTGGGGTGATGTCTGACAAGGAGGCATCGAACCGGGACAAGCTCAAGGCGGCCGGGATGCTGCTGGATCGGACCGGGTTTGGCGCGTCGCAGACCATCAACGTCAACAAGACGGTGACGCGGAAGATGGACGTCTCGGCTGCCGCGCAGAAGATCGCCGAGTTTCGGCGGCGGTTCCCGGCGCAGTTTGAGAAGCTGATCGGGAATGACGCCGGCGTGATCGACGGCGAGTTCACCGAGGTGGCGAAGTGACGGCCGAGCCAAGCCTGGAGGAACTGCGCGAGCTCACCGAGGCGCTGGACGTCATCGAGTATTCCGAGACCTACGAGCGGTTTCGGTCGTTCGTGCCGCATCCAAAGCAGAAGGCGCATCTCGATCTCGGCTTGAAGAAGCGCGAGCGGCTGCTGATGGCCGGCAACCGGAACGGCAAGACGGAGACGGGCGCGTTCGAGGCGGCCTGCCATTTGACGGGCGAATACCCGGACGGTTGGGAGGGGCGGCAGTTCGAGCAACCGACGATCGGCTGGATATGCGGCGAGACCTCGCTTCTGGTGCGCGACATCCAGCAGAAGAAGCTTTGCGGACCGCCCGGAGTCGACGCCCTGTTCGGCACCGGGATGATTCCGAAGGATGCTTTCACGGACAAACCGTCGCTGGCGCGCGGCGTCACCGACGCCTACGACACGATTCAGGTCCGACACAAGTCTGGCGGGATATCGATCGGCAGGTTCAAGTCCTATGAGCAGGGTCGGCAGAAGTTCCAGGGTGAGGGCCTCGATTGGATCTGGTTCGACGAGGAGCCGCCACTGGATATCTATGCCGAGGGAATCGCCCGGATCGGCGAAAAGGACGGCGTTTCGTGGCTGACCTTCACGCCGCTGAAGGGCCGCTCGGACGTCGTGCTGCGCTTCCTCGACGACCCGTCGGACGACCGCGGCATCACCATGATGACGCTGGATGATGCACTGCACATCCCATCTGGTGCACGGAAGAAGATGCTGGACGGCTACCTGCCGCACGAACGGGAGGCGCGGGCGCGCGGCGTGCCGACGCTGGGGTCTGGTCGCATTTTCATGGCGCCGGAGGAATCGATCATCGAGGCGCCAATCACCTATGTCCCGGACCACTGGGTGAAGCTGTTCGGGATCGATTTCGGCATCGGCCACCCGTTTGCCGCGGTACTCCTGCTGTGGGACCGCGACAACGACGTGATCCACATCCACCACACCTACCGCGTGGCGGACGCACTTCCGATACAGCACGCGTCGGCGATGAAGCCGGTGGGCGCCGCGGTGCCGGTGGCATGGCCGCGGGACGGCACCAACCGCGCCGCCGACGGCAAGCCGCTGTCTGATCACTACAAGCGGCAGGGCCTGCGGATGCTGGCCGAGCACGCCACTTGGCCCGATGGATCGGTATCGACGGAAGCCGGCATCCTCGAGATGGACGAGCGCGAGAAGTCCGGCCGGTTGAAGGTCGCGGCGCACCTGTCGGATTATCTGGAGGAGCGGAGGTTCTATCACCGCAAGGATGGCCTGATCGTCAAGCTGAAGGACGATCTGATGTCGGCCGCGCGCACCGGGATCATGATGAAGCGCTTCGCGCGCGCGGTTCCGCTTGGCGGCAAAACCCTGGCCCGCAACAGCAACATCATCGCCACCGGCGCCAACTTCGACGTCTTCACCGGTGCGTTGCTGGGGTAGGTCGGCGTGCGCATCTTCGTATGGCGCCGTGGGTTTCTAACCGGATGACCATGGTGTCCTCCAGACTTGGGCCGTTCGCGTCACCGCGGGCGGCCCTTTTCGTCGGTGCGTTGCTGGACACCCCGCGCGCGACCACGTTCCGGCACATCACGTCACGCTGACCGGAGTTTCCCACATGATGGCGAAAAGCAAGGACAAGGCTTCCGAGGACCAGCCGTTCGACGACCTCACTGAAACCGAAGCCGCGCCTGCTCCGATCGAACCCATGCCCGCCGGTGCCGCCGCCCGCATCCGCGCATTCGAGGACGAGCATTTCGGCAAGGATGCCGTGCGCATCGACGGCAAGATCGAGCGAGGCTCCGGCTCTCCATTTGCGTCCATGTCCGACGAGGATCGCAAGAAGTACGAAGCGCTCGAGCGGCTGGTGGTCGCCGAGCAGAAGCTGGCCGATGCGCACGCCGCATTGATCGCGTCCGATGCTGCGCATGAGGCAGCCGAGGCGGAAGCCAATGGCTAACCCCATGCTAGGCCTCTCGCCCGCCAGCGCCGCGCTCGGCCTCGGCGACGTGCTCGGCCAGCAGGTTGTCGGCGAGACCGAGGAACTCCGCAAAAAGCGGATGGCCGAGATGCAGCAGCGCCAGCAGCTCGGGCCATCAGGATCGCTGTCGGTGACGTCGCTGTTCGGACCGATTGGAGGCGCCGGTGCTGGCTACTAAGCTTGAAAAAAAACTCGCATTCGATATTCGCGGAAGCTGGCAGTGTCGGGCGCTGGCGCAGGTCAAGGGGCCGTCCCGCGCCGTGCTGCTGTCGGTGCTCGCCCACACGCTCGATGAGGCGTTGCCGACGCTGTGCGCGCTGGTGATTCCGGATTTCGATGGCTCGATCGAACCGCCATTCCTCACGACCGCTGCGAAGATCGATAAGACCGGTGCCATCGTCGCCGACGTTTGCGATCGCGACGGCACAATCCACAAGGACGAGGTGATCTTCGTCAACGAGGTCCAGATGCGCGACCAGTTCCGAAAGCTGGCGGATCGCATGAAATTCAACGATGCCGACCGCATCGAGCTTTTCAAATATGCGCAGCGCTGGGTGGTCGCCGACCGCCGGCTCGATCCAAACTTCGATCGCAAGGATCCCGATGCCCGCCGGCTCCTCAACTAACCTTGTGGCTTACGCGACGAACGTCCAGCCGATGGGGCAGTCGCGCACGATCTCCAATCGCGAGGCTGCAATCGTTGCCGGCATCAAGCGGGAGTTCGGCCAGAAGATTGCGGAACGCAGTACGTTCGCGGCTCATTGCGAGGAAGTGGCGCAACTGATCCTGCCGACCTCGAAAAACACCTTCTATTACCAGGACTACAACACCCCCGGCGAGAAAAAGACCCAGCAGCAGGTCGATGCCACCGGCGCACTGGCGCTGCATCGGTTCTGCGCGATCGCGGATTCGATGGTCACGCCGCGCAACATGCACTGGCACGGGCTGGCCGGCGATGAATACGTGATGAAGGACCGCGCCACCCGACTGTGGTTCGAGAGCACCACCAAGGTCCTGTTCCGCGAGCGCTACGCCGCGCATGCCAATTTCGTCGCGCAGAACTACAACAACTGGCAGTCGCTCGGCGCGTTCGGCAATTCGACCATGTATGTCGACCGCTACGACAACCGCTGGCACGGCGGCAGCGCGGGCTTGCGCTACAAATCCGTCCCGTTCGGCGAGACCTATTACGGCGAGAACCACCAGGGCAAGGTCGACCGGATGATCCGCTGGTTCCGGCTCACCGCCTACCAGGCCGTGCAGAAGTGGGGCGAGGAGTGGCTGCCGGAAACCCTGCGCGCGCCGCTGCAGCAGGACAGCCAGACCACCTTCAATTTTCTGCATTGCGTCCGGCCGCGCACCGAGGATTATGACCCCGAGGCGCTCGACGCGCGCTCGATGCCGTTCACGTCCTATTACGTGTCGATCGAGGGCAACTGCCTGATGGCGCCGGAGCGCGGCTATCGCAAGTTCCCCTATGCGGTCAGCCGCTACGACCAGACCCCCGGCGAGGTCTATGGCCGCGGCCCGGCCATGCTGGTGCTGCCGTCACTCAAAACCTTGAACGCGCAGAAGATCGTGTTCCTGAAGCAGGGTCACCGCGCCGCCGACCCGGTGCTGCTGATGGCCGATGACGGCATTGTCGGCATGGACATGCGGCCCGGCGCCATGAACAAGGGCGGCGTCACCTCTGACGGCAGGCCTTTGGTGGCCACGCTGCCGACCGGAGAAATCCAGGTCACGATCGAGATGATGCAGCAGGAAAGCGGCATCGTGAATGACGTGTTCCTGGTGTCGCTGTTCAAGGTCTTGACCGACCACCCGAACATGACGGCGACGCAAGTCATTGAACTTGTTAACGAAAAGGGCATGCTGGTGGCGCCCACGCTCGGCCGCCAGCACACCGAGATGGTTCCAACCATGGTCGACCGCGAACTCGATTTGTGCGCCGACATGCGGCTGCTCGATCCGATGCCCCCTCGTCTTCGAGAGGCGATGGGGTCCTATGAGGTGACCGACACCTCGCCGCTGTCGCTGGCCGCCTCGATGGGCGAGGTCGCCGGCTTCCTGCGCACGGTCGAGCAGTTGCGCGAGCTGGTCAACATCACGCAGGACATGAGCCTGCTCGACCCGATCAATTTCGACAAGGCGACGCCGGCGATCGCGCGCATCAACCGCGTCCAGGAAAGCTGGCTGGCCGATGACGACATGATCGCCGCCAAGCGCCAGGCCCGCGCTCAGAAGCAGGCCGCGGATCAGGCGATCCAGGCCGCCCCGGCGCAGGCCGCTCTGCAGAGCTCGGCCGCCAAGCAGTTCGCCGCCGGCATGCTGACGCCATGACCCCCGAAGACGTTGAGGCCAAAAACGAAGAACTGCTCCGGGCCTACCGGCTCACGTTCAATTCGCCGGCCGGGCAGCTTGTGCTGCTCGACCTCATGAGCTTCGGCAAGTTTCGCGTGCCGATCGAGGACCGCGCGGACGAAGGCAAGCGGCAGGTTGTGCTGCGCATCATGAACTTCACCGAGCTATCGATGGAGCAATTACAGGCCGCTTATCGCGGTCACACTTCCCCCAGGCCCGCACAAGGAGCACACGGCCATGACGACCAGACCGACCCCCTCAAATAGCCACATCACCCTGATGCAGCGGCCGTTCGGCGCGCCGCGTTTTCATTTCGATGAGAACGCTCCGCCGCCAGCGCCGCCTCCCGCCGCTCCACCCCCGGGCGCCCCGCCTCCCGCCGCCTGGCATACCGGCATCGACGCCGAATTCATCGGCCACGCCCAGAACAAGGGCTGGAAGCTGGACGATCCCAAGGAGGCCTTCGTCGCCGCCACCAAGCAGGCCCGCGAGCTCGAGCGACACTTCGGCGTGCCGGCCGACCGGCTGGTCAAGCTGCCCGCGCCCGACGCCAAGCCGGAGGACATCCGCGCCTATTACGAGCGGATCGGTGCGCCGAAGGAGGCCAAGGATTACGACCTCGCTGCGATTAAGGACGCTGCGATCGCCGACTCCTTGCGCGCCACGATGTACGAAAGGGGCGTGCCGAAAGATGCCGCAGCCGCAGTCGCCGCATCGGTCGCCAAGGCGCTCGAATCCAAGACCTCGACCGATAACACCCTGATGACGGCGAAACTCGCCGAGCAAAAGGCAAAGCTCACCCAGAACTGGGGCGACAAGTTCGCGTTCAACCAGCTTCAGGCGATGGAAGGCGCGCGGAAACTCGGCATTGCGCCGGAGGCTGTGGCCGCGCTGGAAGGCGTCATCGGCTACGATCAGGTGATGGAAGCCATGCGCAAGATCGGCGCCAACACCAAGGAAGACACCTTCGTCGAGCGCGGCGCCGGCGGTCCGACCGGTGACGTCACCACCCGCGAGGGCGCAGTCGCGCGCAAGCAAGAGCTGATGGCGGATCTTGCGTGGGGCGATCGCTATCTTAAGGGCGGTGCCGCAGAAGCGCGCGAGATGACCCGCCTCAACACACTCATTGATGGGGGAATGTGATGGACGAGCAAACCGAAGCCACCGCACCCGCGCCGAAGAAGACTGTCAAGCGCAAGCGAAAGCCGCGCCATCCGCCGCGCCGCGCCTCGTTCCAGAAGCCGGTTGCTGCATCCGAAGTCGAGTACCCCGGGCTCACCGAGACCGTGTGCGCAGCCGCCTGCAACGTCAATGGCTGCGTGATCTCGGGCAATGCGATGTGCGCGCACCCGAACAAGGGCGGGCTGCGCGGGCCCGATATGTACGACCCGGAAGCGGTGAAACGCCTGCAATTGGCGAAGAAACAGCTCGCCAGCGCCTCGGCCGAGAAGCGATTTTCCTGAAGTGGTGCGTTGTTGGAATTCGGTGGGCGCGGCAGTTTCCGCGCCCATAGACCCGTGCATCCCGGTCCCCGCAAGGACAAGTCCGGCTCGGTAGTTACGGCCCCCGCAAGGACAAGGCTGAAAGTTTGATGGCCCCCGTGGCGCTTCGCGCATGGGCAAGGCCGCTCACGTTCAACCCCTTTCAGGCGGGATAGCCATGTCCGAGAATCTGCCCAAACTATTCACGACCCAGTTTTCCACGGTGCTCGCGCTCAAGCTGCAGCAGAAGCAGTCGAAGCTTCGCGGTCGCGCCATGGAAGGCTTCCACGTCGGCAAGCAGTCCTCGCCGATCCAGTACATCGGCGCGATCAAGATGATGCCGCCGGCTGGCCGTTTCGCCCCGATCGGCCGCCAGGACCCCGATTTCGTCCGGCGCTGGGTATTCCCGGTCGACCGCGACGCCAACCAGCTCATCGACACCTTCGACAAGCTCAAGACCGCCGTCGAGCCGACCTCGCAGTATTCCGATGTCGCCGCCGCCGCCGTCGCCCGTGAATGGGACGACCGGCTGATCGGTGCGGCGTTCGCGGCTGCCTCGCTCGGCACCGACAGTTCCGCCTTCACCACCGAGACCTTCTCGACCGCGAGCTGGCAGATTGCATCGACCTTCGGCTCGGCCGCGGCGTCGGGCCTGACGGTTGCCAAGATGATCGAAGCCAAGCGCATCATGCGCAAGGCGCAGGTCGATATGGAAGCCGAATCCATCACCTGGGTGACGAACTCGCAGGGCGAAAGCGATCTGCTCAATCAGGTGCAGGTCGTGTCGACCGAGTTCTCCGACAAGCCGGTGCTGCAGGAGGGCAAGGTAACGCGCTTCCTCGGCTTCGATATCGTCTATTCGGAGCGCCTGGCATCGGCATCCGACGTTCGCAACAACATCGTCGCGGCGAAATCCGGCTGGTACCTCGGTATCTGGCAGGACACCATGAACAAGATCAGCCAGCGCGACGATCTTTCGAGCCAGCCGTACCAGATCTACACCATGATGTCGTCCGGCGCGACGCGGCTTGAACCGGGCCGCCTGCTCTCAGTGCTGTGCGCCGACACATCGGCCGCTGCCGACGTCACGCCCTAAGGAGACAACAATGGCCATCGACCACGTTAAATCCGCCTCGATCACCAATGCTGACGCTTCGCCTGCTGTCGCCAACACCGCGGGCGAGGGCGGCTCCGCTCCGCTCAAGCACGTCACCGGCATTGCCGTCGGCGTCGCCGCATCTGACATCGCTGCGACCTATCAGTTTGTGCGGGTGCCCTCGACCGCCATCATCAAGTCGATCTATTTCGGCACCATGGCCCAAGGCGCCGGTGCCATGGATATCGGCGTCTATTACGCGACTGACGGCCTGATCGGTCGCCCGACCGCGCTGCTCGCCGCCGCTGCGATCGACCAGGACTTCTTCGCCTCGGCGCTGTCGCTGACCTCGCTCCTGCTGCAGGAAGCAATGCTGGAATCCGCGGTCTACACTCCGGCGAAATGGAACATGCCGTTGTGGCAGGCTCTCGGATTGCCTTCCGACCCCGGCGGCAACTTCGACATCTGCGGCACCCTCACCGCCGCGATCACCACCGGCGGCGGCTCGATGGCTCTCAACGTCACGTTCACCGACTGAGGTAAGCCATGGCGGATCATTATGTAGCTATCGCCCGCGGTGTGGAAGGGTCGGATTACAACGACTTCATCACGGGCACGGTATCGAGCGCCGCGACGCTGTTCGAGTTCCGCGTGTTCGACAATTCGGCGCCCAATATCCCGACCAAGGTTGAAGTGCTCAAGGCCCTGAAAGCCTTCGAGCGCTTCTTCGAAAATGCGCAGCAGGCCAGTGCGGCGGGCTTCGTCATCAAAGGCTGATCATGTACAACACCGTCGAGAAGGTCAGCTTCCCGAACATCTCAGCCACCCCGGCGTCGTTTACGCTGCGCGGTGGCAGCTATGGGGTGATGGCGAATGCGACCTGGGGCGGCGGTTCGGTCACCTTGCAGCGGCTCTCTCTCGACGGCTCAACCTACGTCACCGTCATGACCGCCTTCAGCGCGGACGGCTATGCGTCCGCCAATCTCCCCGGTGGCACCTATCGGCTTCTCGTCGCCACCGCCACCGCAATCTATGTGGATGTGACCTCTATCGTCACGACGATGTGAGCCGGCGCCATGCGCGCCTCTGAGCAAATCATCATCATGGGAGCGGTCGACGGAGGATCGCCTGATCCAGCTTTTGCCAGCGGCGCTCTGTCATTTAACGGCAATGCCCTTGACGGTGAGACGGTTACCATCGGCTCAACCGTATATCGCTACGTCACGGTTCTAGCGCAAGCCTATGATGTGTTACTTGGCGGTACCGCGTCACAGACGATCCAAAATCACATTGCTGCCGTTAATGCCGATGCCGGTGCGGGCACGGTATACGGCAACGGAACATTACAGCATCCAGACGTGGCGGCTGCCAGCGCTCCCGGCAAGATGAATGTGACAGCCAGGGTAGCGGGCCCTGCAGGCAATGCCATCGTGACCATCTCGACATCGGTTAATGCCACATGGGGAGCGGCAACGCTTCAGGGTGGGACGTAGGTATGGCGATGAACATCCCCGGCGGTGCGTTGCTGGGAACCGGCGCCGAACCTCACCCTCCGGCGCATGGCCGAATATCGAACGCCGATCGACATAGCCAATCGAGCTCTCCAACGCTGCGGTGCGTCCCGCCTCGGATATCAGGGCTTTTCCGAAGATAGCAAGAACGCCAGCGAGACCGGGTTCTGCTACGGCAAACTGCGGGAATCCGAACTGCGGCGCAACGTCTGGACCTTTGCCTGCCGCCGGACCATGCTGCGCGCGATCGACAGCAACACGATGCTGCTCAACACGGCGCTCTGGTCACCGAGCACGACCTATTTCGTCGGCTCGATCGTCGCGGACCAGTACGCCAATCTGTGGATCTCCAGGATCCCGAACAACCTCGCCAACGATCCGCTGCTGTCGGTCTATTGGGATCCCTATTTCGGGCCGCTGACGGTCGCGCTCTACAGCTCCAGCACCAGCTATTACGTCGGCGAGCTCGTCTATACGACGGCCGGCAACGGCACGTCCCGCGTCTACCTATCCCTGCAAAGCGGCAATTCCGACAACCCGGCCACGGCGACGGCCTACGACGCGACCACCGTCTACATGAAGAACCAGGTGGTGACGTACCTGTCCGTCGCCTACATGAGCCTGATCGACCTCAACAGCGGCAACACGCCATCGAGCGCGCCCGCGCTTTGGGACGCTGGCACAACTTACGGGGCGGGTGACAGCGTCGGCGGTTCGGACGGCGTGATCTATACCTCGGTTGGCGCCGGCAACATCGGCAACGATCCCACGATCGACGGCGGCGTGAATTGGACCAGCACGGGCGTCCTCAACCCATGGACGACGGTATTTGTCGGCGGCTCGGGTTCGGACAAGTGGCTCCTGATCGGCGGCGCCGAATTCCCATACGGCGTCGGCCTGATGTCGCTCAACATCACCTATCCGCTCAGCATCGGGCCGTCGAACCAGGCCGTGGCCCGCAGCATCTTCAAGCTGCCGGCCGGCTTCCTGCGGGAGGCGTCGCAGAACCCGAAGTCCGGCGTGACGACGTGGCTCGGGGCGCCATCCGGCATCACCTACAACGACTGGGTGCTGGAGAACGGATTTCTCCTGACCATGGACACCGGACCGATCCCGTATCGATTTGTCACCAACGTCACCGATGTTTCGCGCATGGACCCGATGTTCTGTGAGGGACTGGCCGCGCGCGTTGCGTTCGAAGTGTGCGAGGCGCTGACGCAGTCGACCAGCAAGCTAGGCGCAATCGCCAAGGTATATGACGAATGGATGAGCCAGGCGCGTACCGTGAACGCCATAGAACAAGGGACCGAAGAGTCGCCCGACGACAGCTACGTCACCTGTAGGCTATAGCCATGGGTGATGCCGTTTATGCGATCCCCAGCTTTCTCGGAGGAGAAATCTCCGACTTCGCTCAGGGCCGGTTTGACAAGCCGGACTATCGCGTCTCGCTCAACATCTGCCTGAACTCGTTCCCGGTCGAGATCGGCGCATGGACGCGCCGGCCGGGCACGATGCACGCCGGTCCGACGCGCGGCGGCGCAGCAGGCCGAACCATCAAATTCGACTTCGAACAGGCGGCTGCTGTCACACTGGAATTTACCGACGGCTATATGCGCTTCCGCAGCGGCGCAGCATTGCTCTCGACCAATGACGAGCAGGCCATCGTCAGCATCTCGTCGGCCGATCCGGCTGTTGTCGAGACTGCGGCGCACGGCTGGACCGGAACGATCTCTGTCATATTCGATGGTCTCGGTGAAAACAATCCGTTGCTGCAGGGCAGGGTGTTCACCGGCGCAGTCACATCCGGAACGCAATTCACGCTCACCGATCCGCTCACAGGCGCAGCGATCAACGGCTCGACGCTGGGCACGTTTGTCTCCGGCACGGTGCGTCGCGTGCAGGAATTGGCGACGCTCTACACCGGGACCTCGTGGGAGAATGTGCGTCCGGTTCAGGCCGAGACTACCGACGTGCTGCTGTGCCCGCTGATCCCGCCCCAAGTGCTCACCGTCGAGACGCTGCCGAGCGAAGGCATCGAGCCGCAGTTCGAAATTGCGAGCGCGGTATTCATCGACGGCCCCTACCTTGATCCATTCATCAACGGCGTGCAGGCGGTGCCGAACGCGGTGAGCGGCATCATCAATCTCACGCTTTCGTTTGCAGCCTATGTTTCGACCAAGGCATATGCCGAGGGGACTTTTGTCACCTATTCGGGCATCAATTACGTTTCGCTGATCGATCAAAACGTCGGCAATACCCCGAGCACTAGTCTGAGCGCATGGTCGCAGACTAGTGCTGCCGCTGCCATTAACGACGGCCGCGGCTTCCTCGGTACTGACACCGGGCGTCTGGTGCGCCTGCTCTCCGAACCGCCCGCGTTCAACCCAGCCACGACCTATTCGGCGGGCAATGTCGTGACCTATAATCCGTCCGGCGAGCCCGGCGCCTCGACCTATTGGCAGGCAAAGACAACCACGACCGGCACGCCACCGGGCTACGATCTGAGCAATTGGGAAATCATCCCGTCTGGTCCGGCCGTGTGGACGTGGGGGCGCATCACCGGTCTTTCGAATGTCATCGATCGCCTGCTTCCGGGATCGATAGCGATCGGCGACATGACCGAATTCAACGGCATCACAGCGCCGTTCGACGGTAATTTTTCCAAGGCCGTCAACCAGAGCGCTGCAGAAACCATCACCGGCGGGTCGGTTATTACCGGCGGTACGGTCAGCGTCAGCAGCTATGCTGGAAAGTTCTTCGGTGCCGGCCCGCAACAAATTCAACAGGCGACAATCTATCCGACACTTGACCGCGGATTTGGGTTCGCTGAATTCGTCGTTGGAGGCGTCCTTACGTCCTTCCTTGCCACATTCACATTGAACTTGCGTGGGAAGGCTACGGCGCCTGCGTCGCCATCGGATGGCGCGTTGCTCGGTTCCACCTCGTTCGGCGGCAGCTCGGTCACGACAACGATCGTCTCGAACGATCAGACGACCGGCTGGAACTATGTCTGGATCGAGCTTGTCATCTCATCGACCCTTACATCTGGTTTTGCGACCTCATACCGCATCGGCAGTTCCATCGCCCAGATATCATTCTTCAATCCGACGAGCTCATCGAGTTCTGGTGCCGGCTGCTCGGTCGAAATCCTTGGTCCGCCGTTGGTCGACACAACCCCGATCGCAACGTGGCGGCTCGGTGTTTACAGCAACACCACAGGATGGCCGACCTGCGGCACCTATAACGAGGGCCGCATCTGGCTTGGTGGCGCAGTGGCAAATCGCTTTGACGCCAGCGTTTCGAACGGCATCAGTGGCAATACCCTGAACTTTTCGCCGACCAACCAGTTCGGCGTCGTGGCCGCCAGCAACGCGCTGAATTACACACTGAACTCTGACGGCGTGAACCCGATGTTCTGGATGAGGCCGGACCTGCAGGGCGTGGTGATCGGCACGCAGCAAGGCGAATGGCTGGTGCAGGCGCCAACCACCGGGCCGATCGCGCCAACCAACATTGCCGCCCGACGCATGACCAAGCACGGCAGCGCGAACGTGGACCCGGTGCGCACCGAACACGCGAACCTGTTCGTCAAGCGCTATGGCCGCAAGCTGATGGAATACTTTGCTGACGCCTATTCCGGCAAGTTCTCGGCGCCGAACCTGGCCGATAAGGCCGGGCACATCGTCAGCGCCGGGATCATTGAGCTCGCCTACACCGAGGCGGTCACCCCGATCGTTTGGGGGCGAGATGGCGACAACGCGCTATTCGGCATGACCTATCGCCGCACCGCGATTGCAACTGCCCAGCCGCCGGACTTCTACGCCTGGCACCGGCATACACTCGGCTCTGGCCGGACGGTGGAGAGCATCAGCGCCGGGCCGTCGGTTGGCGGCGACCTCGATACTGTGACACTGGTTACAAACGATGCCGACACCGGCATCCGTCATGTCGAGGTGCTAACCGATGCGCCAGACGAGAATACGGAATTGGCGGATGCGTGGTTCCTCGATAACGCGGTCGAGCCGTCGTCGGCCATCGTCGATTTGACGCCGATCGATCCCACCGCGCCCTATGGGGGCGTGACCCTGAATGGGTTGTGGCATCTCAACGGCGAGACGGTGCAGGTGTTCGCCAGCGGTCTCGACTGCGGCGACCGTGGCACCGCCAGTTCGCCCGGATACTTCACCGACTTCCTCGTGACGGACGGATCGTGCTTTGTGCCGTTCGGGGACGGGATCGATGCAGGCTGCGGCCGTGGACTGTTCACCCCGGAATTTCTGGCGGCGAACCCGCGCGTTGTGGTCGGCTTCACCTACAACAGCGACGGACAACTCGTCCGCCCGATCGCCCCGGCAGACACCGGCGCGCGCAACGGGCCCGCGCTCGGCAAGACCCGGCGCAATCACCAATATTCGGTGCTGGTGTCGAACACACTCGGGCTCTCGTTCGGCGGCACGTTCGCGGTCGCTCGGCCGGCGCAGTTCCGGAAAGCCAACGGCAACCCGATCGACCAACTCACGATGTTCTCCGGGGTGCATCACGACACGCTGTCCGACGACTACAGCTATGATGGCATGGTGGCGTGGCGCGTGACGCGACCGTGGCCGGCAAACATCGTCGCCATCAGTGGCAACGTGCAAACACAAGACAGGTAGGCCATGGCATTCGGCGTGGGCACCATCACCAGCATCGGCAGCGCGGTCCAAGACCTGTTCGCCGCAGATGCGCACCGTTCAAAGGCGCAAGGCCTGCGCATCGAGGCCGGCAATTACGACCGTTCGTCCGAATTTTCCGAGCAGAGCGCGAGGTTCACGGAAACCTCGACAGCCATCAAGCAAGCGCAATTGGACCGCGACATCTACAAGACGCTCGGTGGGCAGGCGGCCGACGTGGCAGGCGCAGGTTTTGCCGCCAGCGGCACCGCGCTCGATCTCCTGCGGGACAGCGCTTCGCAGGGGGCGCTGACCAAGGCGGTCGGCAGCTTGCAAGGCCTGATCACCGAGGAAGGCTACGAGGTGCAGGCGAAGAATTACACCGCCATGGGCGAGGCGGCGCGTCTCGCTGCGGATGCCGAGGAGAACGCAGCGACCGGCGCGGAATGGTCGGCGGCATTCAAGGGCGCTGCAGCCATCACATCGATCTTTTTGAAGTAGGAGGCGACTATCGCCAACATCAGGGAGCTATCAGCCCCGCAAGACATCGGCCTACGTCCCGACGACCGGGCGGCGGAATCGACGGCCAACGCTGGCCGCCGCATTAGCTCGTTCTATGGCCAGATCGCCGAAGCCACCAACGCCACCGGGCGCCGGACGCGGGGCGCGATCGAGGACGTGGGCAACGTCGCCGTCAAATACATGGAGCACCAGGAGATCAGCAAAGGCGCGGCCGAGGCTGCGAAAACGCTGTACGGTCTTGATGCCAAATGGAACGAGACGGTCAAGAAGTCTGACCCGAATGATCCCACTACGGCAATCAAGTTCCGCGAGGAGGTGATCGAACCGACCCTGGAAAAGATGAAGGCCGGCTATTTCACGGAGGGCGGCCAGAAGTTCGGCGAATCGCAAGTTCAGAGTTTCCGCAATCATTTCTTTGCCAAGACGACCTCCGATATGGCGCGCCTGGCTGGCGTGGCGGCAAAGGCAAATGTCGAGACGCTGACCAACCAGCTCACGAACGCGGCGATCAGCGATCCGACTTCGCTCCGAACATCGCTTGATCTGGCCGAGAGTTCGATCGGCGCCATGGTCGACAGCAGCCCGAATCTCAAGGGAGCGGACGGCTCTGCCCTGAAAATCCAGTTGGTTCAGAACGCGCAGAAGGAAATCGTCAAGGCCGCGGCGATCGGCGCGATCAACGAAAACCCGGAAGCTGGTCTGAAGAAGTTCAGCGGCCCCGAATATTCGAAATTCATCAGCGGCACCGAACTCAAGCAGCTCGAGGCGCAGGCCAAGACGGTCGAGCGCGCACGGCGGGTGGACGAGAACTACGCGCTGCAGAACCAGAAGCTGTTCAAGCAGGAAGCCTCCGACAGCCAGGAGGGAAAATACCTGGAGAAGCTGCACAGCGACGATCCGAAAGATCGGGCCTCCGTCAGCGCGCGCGAAATCTCCCGCGACTACACACTGACCCGGGAAGCCCGCGAGCGTATGATCAACATCGTCAACCGCGAGACCAAGCCGGAGACCGCTGCCAAGATATCGAACCGGACGACCACCGATCTGATTACTCGCATCCGCGCGCCGGTCGGCGACCCGACACGGATTGCCGATCTCAACCCGGTCTATGACGCATATGCGAAGGGCGATCTTTCCAAGAGCGACCTGAAGTTCGTGCGGGAAGAGTTTGAGAGCATGCGGACACCGGATGGCGCCGAACTCGGGGCGCAGCAGGACGAATTCATCAAGGGGTTCAAGTCGTCGATCACGCACGCCAATTCGCTTCTCGGCAAGCTCGATCCGTCCGGCGATCAAAAGCTCTACGAGTTCACGCGCAATATACAGAAGAAGGTCGCCGAATACCGCAAGGCCGGCAAGGATCCGCGCGACCTGTTTGATCCGGCAAAACCGGATTACATGGGCAGTCCGGCGGCGCTGTCGCCGTACCAGAAATCGCTCAAGGATTCGATGGAGAGCATGGCCGAGCGGATGCGCTCCAGCATGGAAGCCTCGCCCCCGCCAGCGCCAGCCGCCCCCAAACCCACTCGCATGGTCGGCGATGTTCCGGTCCCGGCAGCGCTGAACGGGATCGCCGATCTGCAGTTCAACAAGGCGACGCAGCAGTGGCGGGATAAGGCAAGCGGAAAGGTCTATGACCGTCGGGGTATCGAATAATGGCCAGGGATGAATGGATTGACGTTCCCGCGCCCGCTGCTGCCCCTGTTGCGGACGGCTGGATCGATGTGCCGAATAAAGAGGTCCAGTGGGTTGACGTCCCGCAGCACGCGCCGCGCGCTTTCATCGAACGCTTCGTCCCCGATGATGACGCCGCAACCTTTACTGATCTGGAAAAAACCCTCGGCAACACGCTGGCCGGCAGGATCGCGGCCGCGGCGTTCGAGGGCGCCGGCGCTGGCTTTGGCGATCACCCACTCGGCATTTCACCTGAAGATGCCAAGAAGCTGCAGAAGCTTGGCATTTTCCAAGATCCGGATGCACCGCGGGACATCACCAGTGGGATCCGGTTTGTGAACGAGTCGGTCATGCGGCCGGCGGTGACGGCGATTGCGGCCACCTTCCGGGGCTTGAACGCGGGCATCTACGGCGTCGGCGCGCTGGCCGGGCAGATCGCGTCCGAAGTCGCCGGCCAGGACGCGGCCGACCAGGCCCGGGCGCGGCGCGACGGCGCGCAGTTTGCGGCCATAGCCACCCTGTTGGGCATGTCCCATCCCGTTGCCCGGTACGAGCGCGGCCCCACGGGCGAGGTTCGCACCACCACGATCGGCGGCCTGCCAAAGGCGGAAGACTTCGCCACCGCGTCTGAGGTGATAGGCGGCGGCCGACCGCCGCCTGTGAGTAGTGGGCTGAAGCTGGTTGAAGCGCCAGAAGGCGGCGTTTACGAGCCAAGCCAATTCAAAGCCGGAGAAAAATACTTCAAGGCGGTCGATGCGGAGGGAAATGTCACCGCCGAAATGCTCGTTAAGATCGACGGGAAGACAGCCCGGATCGAGGACATTCTCAACCCGAACGCGCCGCGGGAGGAAGGTATCGGGAGCATCGGCAACGCGCAGTTGCGCGGCCTGATCCGGCAATTCCAGCAGCAATACCCTGACGTTACCGAGTTCACGGGAAAGCGCGTGAGTGGCGCGCGGATGGATGGCGGGTACAGCCTGCTCGGCGAGCCGACCGAAACGTCTGTCCAGCTATCTCGCTTCGGTGGCGATGCGCCGTTCTACGTCCAGGAAAAGATGCTGAAGACCTACGAGGAAAAGGGCATCCATCCGGCCGAACTCGCCAACGATGCCCAGACCGACCCCATCGTGGCGCAGCGGCTGCTGTCGAGCGATCCCGACGTGCTGCCCGGTGGTCCGCCCCGTGAGCCGCCGCGCCCGCCCAAGCCGCCCGCTGAGCCTCCTGCGCCGCCTCCGGAGGGATCGTTCGAGGCTGCCCAGTCCAAGATCCTCGGCAAGATCAGCGTCGGCGATCGCGCGCCCAAAGAGCGCCTGACGTGGGACAAGTTTTATACCCAGGCTGTGGATAACCTGCATCCGCTCAAGGCGGTGGACGAGGGCGCCTACGAACTTGCGCGTCTGACCCGCGGCCAGTTCGGCAAGGCTGAGCATTTCATCGAGCACGGCACGTTCGACTTCCACACCTACAAGACCAACGGCAAGCCGCTGAAGGAGATCATCGAGCCGGTAGCCAAAGACCTCGACGGGTTCCGCGCCTATCTGGCGTCGAAGCGCGCGCTCGAGATCGAGGCGAGCGGCCGCAAGTCCGGCATGGACGTCGAGGCGGCGACCCGGGTGGCGGCCGAGGGCGATGGCGCCTATGGCAAAGCCGCAACCGAACTGGTCGACTACCAGAACAAGACGTTGAAATACCTCAAGGATAGCGGCGTGCTGTCCGAGAAAGCGTTCGGCGCCATGGTCGAGGCCGGCAAGAATTACGTGCCGTTCTATCGCGTGATCACGCCGGAGGAGGGGGGCGCTGCCAGCAAGGGCTTCGGGCCCGGTAACCCCGTGAAGCGGCTGAAGGGTTCCGAGCGCGACGTGATTGACCCGCTCGAATCCGTCATCAAGAACACCTACGCCTACATCTCGATCGCCGAGCGCAACGCCGTCGGGATCAAGCTGATCGACGCGCTGAAGAAGGACGGCGCCGAGGTCAAGGTTTCGAAGCGCGCGCCGTCGGATCCGGAGCTGGTTTCCTACCTCAAGGAGCACGGCGTCACCGAGCCGGAAGCCCTGGTCGACTTCGTCAAGACGGCGGTTCCGGAGGACGGCACCACGCTGGGCGCGTTCCGCAACGGCGTGAAGGAAACGGTCGAGGTCAACGATCCGGCGCTCGTCAAGGCATTCCGCGGCCTCGACCAGGAGAGCGCCATCCTGCTGACCAAGGTGCTCGCGGTGCCGGCCAAGGCCCTGCGCGCCGGCGCCACGCTGTCCCCCGACTTCATGGTCCGCAACATCGTGCGCGACTTCATGACCGCCTTCGTCAACAGCAAGAGCGCACTGTTCACCCCGGTCGACACGGCCAAGGGGCTGATCAGCGTGATCCGCAAGGACGCCGACTTTCAGGACTGGCTGAAGGGCGGCGGTGCCAACTCCACCATGGTCGCCATGGACCGGGCCTATCTGCAGGAGAGCCTGACCAAGCTGGCGGGAGAAACCGGATTGATGGAACGCTCCTGGAACGTGGTCACCAGCCCGTTTCGCGGTCTGCGCATGATCTCGGAACTGGCCGAAAACGCCACCCGGCTAGGCGAGTTCAAGAAGATGCGCGAGGAGGGCAAGGAGGCCATCCAGGGCGCCGCGTTCGCCTCCCGCGAGGTGACGCTGGACTTCGCGCGGATCGGGGCGTCCATGCGCGCCTACAACATGATCACCGCCTTCGGTAACGCACAGATCCAAGGCCTAGACCGCATCGGCCGCGCTTTTTCCGATCGGCCCTTCAACACCACGGCCAAGGTCGCCGGCGGCATCACCCTGCCGTCGGTCCTGCTCTGGTGGGCCAACCACGACGACCCCCGCTACAAGGAACTGCCGCATTGGCAGAAAGACTTGTTCTGGATCGTGATGACCAAGGATCACATCTACCGGATTCCGAAGCCGTTCGAGCTCGGCGTGGTGTTCGGCTCCGGCGTCGAGCGCATCCTTGATCTCACGATCGGAAACAATCCGGAGGCGTTCGACAAATTCAGCAAGTCCGTTTTCGACATCATCACCCCGAACGTCACCCCCACCGCGTTCCAGCCGCTGGTCGAGCAATACGCCAACCGATCGACGATGTCGGATCGAACGCTGATCCCGAAGGACCAGGAAAAGAACCTGCCGGAGTATCAATACACGCCCTACACCACCGAACTGACGAAAAAACTGGGGCAGGTCATCAGCGCTTTCCCGGGCATGCGGGATCAAGCCACCGGACCCGGCGCGCCGTTTGGCCCCGCCGCGCGCGCGGTGACGACGCCGATCCTGATGGAGAATTACATCCGGGCATGGACCGGCGGCCTCGGCACCTACGTCCTGCAGGCGGCCGACGCCGGGCTGCGCAAGACCGGGGCTTTGCCGGACCCCATCAAACCGGCATCGACCCTTTCCGACATCCCCGTCGTCAAGGCATTCGTCGTCCGCTACCCATCGGCAAGCGCACAGTCGATCCAGGACTTCTACGACCAGCACGAGGTCACCAAGAAGTTCTACGACACCTGGCTGGGGAAGGCGCAGGAAGGCGACGTCGACGCCATGTCGCGCATCCAGGCCGCCGGCGGCCCGATGATGTTCATGCGGCTGGACGCGATCAAGGACACGCTGTCGCAGCATTCCAAGCTGGTGCGGGACATCTACAAGAACCCGACGGTCAAGCCCGAGGAAAAGCGGCAACTGATCGACAGTTTGTACAATAATATGATAGAGTTAGCAAAGGGTGGGAAAGCCATCCAAAAGGATGTGAAGAATGCTCTCGACGCTCAAAGCGTGCCGCAAGTGCCATAAGGAAAAGCCGCTTACCGCGTTCCAAAAAGACGCCCTTTGCACAGGTGGATTTCGCCATCAGTGCAGAGAGTGCGCCAACGAATATACGAGACAGTGGAACTCAAAGAACAAAGAAAAAGTCAGAGCGACCGGGCGAAAATCCAGGCACAAGCGCAAGACTTCTGATCCCATCCGGGCTTCTCTGAAGGAAATACTGAACGGAGCGAGATGGCGCGCTCGAAAGTTCAGCGTTCCATTCGCGTTAACGGTTTCCGACCTCGATCCACCTGTGCTTTGTCCCGTCCTGGGAATGCCGATCGACTATGGCCGAAAGCAAAGATTGGGCCCCGGAGACGATAGCCCGTCAATTGACCGGATCGTGCCGGCGTTGGGCTACGTGGCTGGTAACGTCCGCATCATGTCGTTCCGCGCCAACCGCATCCGAAATAACGCCACGCTAGACGATCTTCGCAAGTTGGTCCTCTACTTAGAGAGCCAAGACACCACGCCATAGGCTCATGGTGCGTTGCTGGGAAGGGTGGCTCGACCATCCTCCCGGCATGCGCAAAACAGCCCTAGCCCTCGCTCTCGCCCTCCTGCCCGGTGTTGCCGCAGCGCAGGTGTATCTCCCTCCCGGCGTGGGGCTGCCGCCGCAGAGCGTGATCGGCAATGCCCTGCCACAGACCGGCGATGCCGTCGCGGTGTCGTTTGCGCAGCTTCGATCCAACCTCAATATCCCGGCTCTCAAAACCTGCTCGTCGAGCCAGTGGTTCAATTCCCTGTCGTCCGGCGGCGTGCTGGGCTGTTCGCAGCCGTCGGTGTCGGATATCGCCGGATTCGGAACGGGCGTTGCGACTTTCCTCGGCGCGCCGACCAGCGCGAACCTGCGCGCTGCGCTGACCGATGAAACTGGCACCGGTTCGGCCGTTTTTGCGACCGGTCCCACACTCGTCAATGCGAACCTCGGCACACCGTCCGCGCTGATCCTGACAAATGCCACCGGCCTACCGATCGGCACTGGCGTGTCCGGCCTCGGCACCGGCATCGCCACGGCACTCGCCGTTAATGTCGGCAGCGCTGGCGCTCCTGTGGTGAATGGTGGCGCGCTCGGAACGCCATCCTCTGGCACGGCCACGAACCTGACCGGCCTGCCGATCTCCACGGGCCTCACGGGCGCCGGCACGGGCGTACTTACCGCGCTGGGCGTCAATGTCGGATCGGCTGGGGCCTTTGTGACCTTCAACGGTGCTGGCGGAACGCCGTCCTCCATGGTCGGCACCAACATCACCGGCCTAAGCGCCTCCAACATCTCAGCCGGTACCCTCAACTCTGCGCGCCTTGCATGGAACGGCGCCACCTTCATCGGGACGCCAGCCAATCCGACAGCGACGACCAGCACCTCGGCCGTGCACATGGGAGTCGGCAGCACCTGCACCATAACCCCCTCGTTCTCGACGCGGCTTTTCTTCGTCATTCAAGGCGTGGCGGCCAATAGCGCCGCCAACCAAACCACTGCAGTAGCCCTTCGCTTTGGTATCGGAGCGGCTCCAGCTAACGGCGCCGCAGCGACTGGCAACCTCATCGGGGCTCAGCAGGCCATCGTCGTCGCTGGTGGCGGTACCAGTTCGGGCTTCAGCCTATCTGGCGTCGTTGGAGGTCGCACGCCGGGTGTGGCAGTCTGGTTCGACGTGACTGCCTTGGTCAGCGCCAACACCGGCACCCTTACCGGTATCACTTGTACGTCGTATGAGCTCTAACGTCGGCAGCGGTGCGTTGCTGGTAGTGCCCACGACGCCATCCTCCCGGGCATGACACAGATCACTCGCGCGCTCGCCCTGGTTTTCGCCCTGCTGCCTGCTCTTGCTGCGGCGCAGACTTTCCCGACTGTGCCGTCGCAAACCGTAATCGGCCGAACAGCATTCGGCACCGGCCCCGCGCAGGCGATCCCGTTTTCAACGATCACGGCCAATCTCTGCAACACGTTCACGCTGACGCTCAAGGGCTGCGTTCCTGCCCCGGTCTCGACGACCGGCCGGTATCTGAGCGACGACATCGCGACGCCATGGAAAGCGTTGCCGACGCAGCAGGTGGTAGCCGGCACTGGCGTCAGCTTAAACGGAACGTGCTCGGGCTCGGCGCTCAATTGCACCGTGAACGCGACGGCCGCGACCCAATACGTCGTTCCGTCGCGAACGGCCGCATCGGCACTGGACCTGTCGCTGCTGTCGGCGATCAAAACGCTCGGCTACACCACGCCCGGCGACGGCGGCGGCGCGACATTCAAGAATGTCGGGGCGACGGCCTTCACCGATCAAGGCCTGATAGCCTGTACTGTCGCTGGCGGCTCGGGCTATACGAACGGCACTTACCGCGGCGTCTACATTAGTGTCGGCGGCACAGGTCAGTTTCAAGGTCCGCAAGTCAACGTCGTTGTCTCGGGTAACGCGGTCACGTCCGTCACGGCGACGGCTCAATCAGGCTTCAGCATCGCCGTTGGCCAGGTCCTTGAAGCCAATGGTGGCAATACACAAATCGGCGGAACCGGGTCAGGTTTCACTTGCACGGTGACCTCGACCACGCCCTTGAAGGCCAGCTTCACCGATACTGCGGGCAATCACTGGCAGTACGTTGCAGACTTGGAGGCTTATCCGAACATTCGCCAGTTCGGCGCCAAGATCGATTGGAACGGTGTCGACGCGACGGCTACCGACGATTACGACGCCTGGATCGCCGCGCTGCAGTTCACCGCAATCCAGTCGTCTTCGATCTTCGTGGACAGCGGCGGGTTCATCGGTGGCAAGTTGAGGGTGCCGCGCGGCTCATCGCTGATCTGCGGCGCCGGCAACAAGTCGCTGGTGATTCCATATGGCGTCATCGTTGAAGGCGGCGGTGCCTACACTACCACGATGAAAATGTGCGACGCGTTCAACGCGAGTACGCACTTCATCGAACTGTGTGACCCGACAATTCAGTTGGCCTGCTTCACTACTCGTCTGGAAAACATCAGCGTCTTTGCCAATCGTTTGGTGGCCGCGGACAATCTTATTTTCATGGTCCACACCAACGCCACCCAGCACGATGGTGGTCTGAAGAACGTCGCCATCTATGCCGGCAAGCGTGGCTGCACATGGTTTGAAAAGGGCTATGGTGGCGCTTCGACGGTGACGTTTGAGTTCATCGAGTGCTCAGCCGACGGCTCGAACACGATGATGAATTTCGGTAACACGAACGCCAGCGGTCTCAACTACGGAACCACAGTCTTCAACATTCGGAACATCATTCTGGGCGGGCCATCGTCCGGCGATCTGCAGACTGGCCCCGGGATGGTCCTGCACGGCGGCTTCTACGACATCGTCGGCATGCACTGCGAAGGCATCGTAAGCTGTATTAACGTCAGCATCCCGGCGACCGCCGTTGGCGATCAAGTCCGCATTCACAACGTGAACGCGGCCAACACTAGCGGCACTCCGTGCACTGGCACAATCCAGCTTGAGGCTATCAACAACCCCGGCAATACCATCATCGGGATGGTGCCACCTTCTAGCTGCACGAACAACGTCACAAATCTTCAAGGTGGCGCGAATATCCTTGGCGGCACCGCGATCTTTACAGACATTCGGCCCAATCCCTAATCCACAGGATCGGCGACTGCCCAGTATTGCCGGCCATTGGTTCGAGGATCCGATCCGTCGCTGATCTTGATCCTAATGACGTAGACGCCGAGATCGGGAGTGAAGCTAACATTCTCTCTCGGCAATGGCGTCATTTCCTCATAGACGCGAAGCTGCGACACATCCGGAAACCGCGCCACGTTGAAGACGTATGACCTGGCGATGTACCTATCGGGGTAGGATTCCGGCTCGTCGGGAAGAAGATTTATCATCTTCTCGACGACTTTCCCATGTGGGCGAGGCGCTTGGATGTAATCGCGGTGCACAAACAAGGCAACAGGAAGATATATCGCGAAGATCGCCAGCCCTACCACAATTACTTTCAGATCCTGCCTCATCTGTCGGGCGGGAAATAATGTCGCAGGATCAGTCGCGCGGCGATGTAGAGCACCGCCACGATGAGCAGCGCATAGATAGCGATTTCCATGGGGAGCCTCCAGCAACGGCGGCGAATCTAGCACCACGCAACCAAAGCGAGCAAGGCTGACGGTGCGTTGCTGGAAAGACACGGTCGGCCGAGGTTCCACCCAGAAACGGGTGAACCATGGCCACAAATCTGAATTCCCTGACGACCGCCAATTCTAAGCGCTGGAATGCCGCGAAGCTGACCCGGGGCCCTGAATTCATCCCGGTGGCAAAGCGCCTGGCGGCGCCGAGCGCCAAGGCCCGCTATCTCAAGATCGCCGAGGCTACAGGAGTTCCATGGTTCGTCGTCGCCGTCATCCACGAACGTGAGGCCTCACAGCGCTGGGACCGGCAGCTCGGCCAGGGCGATCCGCTCAATCAGGTTTCGACGCACGTTCCGAAAGGGCGGGGTCCGTTCTTCAATCACGACGATGACCCGCCGTTGCAGGATGCCTTCTACCGCGGCGCTCTCGACGCGCTGATCGATTGCGCACCCTACGCGGCCCGCTGGAAGGACTGGTCGCCGGGCGGCACCATGACGCTGCTCGAGCAATACAATGGGCTGGGCTACGCCGCGCGCGGGCTGCCATCGCCCTACATCTGGTCCGGGACGGATCAATACCGCGCCGGCAAATATGTCGCCGATCACGTCTTCGATCCAAACGTCGTTGACAGTCAGCTCGGCTGTGCCGGTCTGATCCTGGCCATGATCCAGGTCGACCCGACCATTACGTTCACGGGCGCGAAGATTACTCAGCCCGACCCACCGAAGCCGCTACCAGTTCCGCCGGAAGTCAAATTGCCGCCGCCGGGTCAGGCGCCTCCGCCCGATCTCGCCCCGACGTTCTGGGGACGCTTCGCCAATCTTTTCCGACCAAAGGGTTGACCATGAACAATAAAGCGCAGATCGCGCCGGTGATCATTTCCGTCATCGTGCTTGGCGGCTTCACCATGTTTTCATTCCTCGCAATGAAACCCGAACTCGCGGGCATCAAGGAGTCGGTCGTTCTCTTCCTGCTCGGTTCTTGGTCGACCATGGCGGCTGGCGTTGTTTTGTACTGGACCGGATCATCCAGCAGCAGCAAGCAAAAGGATGAGACGATTCAGAACATGGCGAACAAGCCATGATCGCGGGAATTGTTGCACTTCTCGGTGCGGTGGCTGGGTTTATGCCGGCTGTTGTCCAGCTGTTCACGCTGAAAGCAAACAATGCTCATCAACTCGCAATGGCGCAACTCCAGCTCCAAGCTACTGTTACAGGCAAAGCTCTGGAGGTTGATGTCGCGCGTGCTGAGTCTGACGTGCGACAGGCAGACCGTATATATGATTTTGCTAATCAGCCTTCTGGGAACCGCTTTATTGACGCGCTGGTCGTACTTGTGCGACCGCTCATCACCTTTTGCGTCTTCGGTATGTGGATGGTTCTCACGGGTGGACTTTTTGTTTACGCCGTGAACAGCGGCTACGATCTCGGGCAAATCTACAAGCTGCTATGGGACGAACAAACGCAGTCAATATTCGCGGCAATTATTGGCTTCTGGTTTGGCAATCGGATGATGGTCCGGGGTCAACAGGCCATGTCGGCGACGCTCGCCGTTCAACCAAAAGGAACGAAGCTATGACCTCATGGATGATCTCAGGAGCGCTCGGCTTCGTCACCGGCGGTGCGCTGATTTGGTTTGCGAAAGAGCCGGTGACGCGCTGGTACAAGGGCGCCGAGAAGTTCGTCGGCGATCTCGAGGATCAGGTCCGCGACCTTCGGCAAAGACTGCGATGACAAGGCGGACCTGTTGCGTAGCGGTCCGGGCGCGCTTTCGCCCGACAGGCTCAAGGCTATGATAGGCAAATGAAGCGTGGCAGGAGTTGAATGGATCGAGATAGCCCTCAAGGCGGGAATTGCGCTGTCCGGTGGAATCGGTGGGCTATTCATCGGAATCTGGAAATGGGGTCGGTCCAGCGCAAAAGCAGAGCAGGCAGTCAAAAACCAGATCACGGCGTTGCGTGAGGAAGTGAGGAAGGAAATGGCCGCTCACGTCCAGAAGATAGAAGATGGCCACGACGATCTGGTCAACCACTTCGAGGAATCATTCAACGGCATCCGTCGTCAGATTGACGAGCATAGGTACTATACCGAGAAGGACTTCATGAAGAAAGATGACTTCAAGAACTTCCGCGAGGAATACCGCGAGGACATGCGAGACCTTAAAGCCAGCATCGCTGGCATCGCGCGGACGTCGTGACCCATCCATGGTGGTGGGTCTATTGGCTCGCGGCTTTCATGGTCGTTCTCGCGTTCCTTACTATCGGCGTCTGCATTCAGGAATGGCGGGCTTGGCGGAAGGAAAGTCGGAAATGATTGTTGAGGAAGGCGGCAAGGTCGCTACCGGCATCATCGAAGGCTTGAAAACGCAACCGCTGGCGCTGGCGCTGATCGTCATCAACGTTCTGTTTCTTGGATTTATGGCCTTCATCATTCACTCGTTGAAAGAACAGGCAGAGCGCAAAGACGCGTTGCTGGGCGATCTGGCGCGCAATTGCACCGTCGTTAAATCGCAGGAACATCCAAGACCGGATACTCGAATGCCACGCCTTCCGGATCGTTCTGATCGAACCAGGCTTGGGCGGCTTCTGCAGTAGCGAAAACCTCATAAAGGTACATTTTCTGGTTCTCCGAGGTTAACGCTACCCCACGTTGCCCCCTCCATCAAGACGGATTTAGCGGAAGGTTAACGGCCCAACGATCAAAACTGCCAACATAAATCCGAAGCCAAATCCGATGATTAGGCCGCCTAAAAATGGATGTTGTAGGTTCATCTATCTTTCCCTCATGGCCAAGTCCGCTAGTCCCACGGCATCTGGATGCCAAGCAGACGGCAGACTGCCCACGTCGCCAGCATTAAAACTGCTATGTAGATCGCGATTGTCATGGCCGGATGATCCTGCTCAAGTCCGAGGTAGCCCATCAGCGGAATCCAGCCACATCGAAACTGCTTGGTTCATTTCATATGGTTCGAGTTGCAGCCTTAGTTCTCGTTGCTCAGCGCGGAGAATGCCCTTTTGCCTATCGATTTGTTGGATGCGGGAACTGATATCGGCGCAGATTCTCGAAACGGCCATTTGAAGGGCTTGAGATCGGCTCAAGTAGGTGCTTTTCTTCATGGTCATCCTCGATCTTCATTCGTCTGTTCGGTCATATCCGCTACAGGGATTTAAGGGCGGCGTCGATCATCTCCTCAACGCTTGAATCGTGAACGCATTGGCGAGCTGCTTCGAGCGCTTCCCTCGCGGCAATATTGACCGGAGCAGAAGCGAAGCCAGCAACCAAATCAATCAATTTACTGTCCTCGTAGCAGTAGGACTGAACATGAAACATGAGCGACTTATTTTGAGACTGGTCTACAAACGCTTGTAGAACCGCCCGATCTGAATCATTCTCTGGGACCAGTTTGATGCTGGAAATGCTGCGAACTTCGGCCTTCATGGGTTTCCGTCTCCGTTCGTGCCCGAGGTGGTCATCTCTTCCCAGAAGCCGCCCCAGCTACCGCGCCATTCCCAAAGATGGGCCCCGCTGATAAATTTGGCGTGCCACTTCATAGCCCCGCACCCCGTCCAGAAGAGGCGCATTGGCGTCCAGTTGTCCATTACCGTCACACAATATCGGCGAAGCTTCACGGCATCATCTCCTGGATGGCTTCCCTAGCCTGTTCAAACGTCCATTCGCCTTCAATAGCGCGCGTAAGGTAGCGCAGGGCCTGTTGAGCGTAGGCCGTTTCTATGCGGCTTGCCGGCGCCCATAAGGCGTCATCCTCGGCTTGTATCGCAACCAGTTCTTTGAGTTGTTCAATAGTCATGCTCGGACTCTACTGTCTGACCTACCCATTTCGCCACCGTGGCGGAAGATTGCTGTTCTTGGGCCCTGGTCCTCCGGCGTTCGCGCAGACAATCCACAGCACAACAAGAACTGCGCAGATCAATATGATGGTCACTGTTTCGGGTTCCTTGCCAGAACTAAAGGGTTTGCTGAGTAGCTTTGTGGCGCTGGAATAGATCGTCGCGCTGCCTGTCCAACTCGCCCGCTTTCCCAACCAAGTCAGGCTGGGCGTATCTGAGCAGCAGCGCGAGGGCACCCATGATCTCGATTTGGTTCCGCAATATGCAGTTCGCCTGCTCGTCGGTCATCGCTCTCTCCATTCGGTGTTCCGGACAGCCGGCCACTCTGGGCTATTGATTGGCGTCGGCATCATTCGAGAACGCGGGGTTGGTCAAGTCACGCTGTATCCTGGCACGATTTTCCGCCGTGTCTGGCACTCCTACCGGAAGCGGGGCCTTGATGAGTTCCGCCCTCGCCTCTATTTCATGAGTACAGCCAAGACCACATCCGCCGTTGCATGCGGGGTAGTGGGGGCATTCAGCGCCATAAAAAGAGCGTTTAGGCTCCGGACTCACAGCCTCAGTGTCGCCGTGTATCGCGTAATGCAGCGCATGGGCAGCGCGGTTCAGCGATATGGGGACCTCGCGGTTTTCAGCCTTAAGTTCGCGAATGCAGTCCTTAACGTGTCGCATCGCTTCTTTCACAGCGTCAGTCATTGTCGCTCCTTTGGCCGTCAAACATGGACAATCAGGGCATTTGCCAAACCAGCGCTTTAGCGTCATTCGCGCGCAGCCTCGGGCGCCATCTGGTTGGCAGAAATCCGTCATGGTCTATCTCTAATCTAGGCTGCCTGCGCCCGTGCGCGGCTCTCGCGTTCCGTAGGTCATAACTAGCCAGCGCCACGCGTCGCTATTTTCGAGCGGGCCACCCTCGCATTCGAACTTGCATGATTGGATTTGCGCGATTGCGGATTGCGCGTTCCATGGCCTGCGGTTCGTTTCGTCCAGTAAGCGCTTGCTTTCGCGGGAAAGGCTCATCGTCGTTCTCCTTCACTGTTTCGGTCTGTTTGAATCTGCCGGCCGGCAGTCCGCTGAATTGCATCCATCGTCCAGCCCATGAACCGCTCCAGGTCGGCGCGGGCGGTGGGGTCGGTTTCCTTCTGGTAATTCTTCATCTGCTGGATCAGGGCCGAGATCAGGCGGCCTTCCGTGCTCTCGGCGCCAACCTTGTTACGTCTCACGGTCAGATCACGGAGAACGTCTGGCGAACAAGCGCGTGTCAATCTTACGTCAGAAGCGGCGGACGTTCCCGAGTCGTTCACGGCGGTTTGTTCTGGTTTGGCGTCTTCGGTCATTTCAGCGTCCTTTGTTTCTAAGGGCTTTTTGCCCTTGTTCTCGGTTAGCCATGTTCCATTGAAGGGGACCGGCCTAACTGAAAAAACCCTTATTTTAGAAGACTTTCTGCAACTAGCTTAATCTCTGGTGTTCGTGGCGCGTCAACTAGAGCGTTGGTCAGCGTGATATCCTTCAGCGCGTGCCCGTAGGTCTTGAGCACCTGGGCCGGCGTCTTCCATCCCCCGAGATGCGCCACTGTCACCACGTCAACTCCGCGGCGCAGGAGGCCCGTAGCGAAGCCATGGCGGCACGAATGCGGAGTTAGACGCTTGATCTTCGCCCGCTTGATCGCGCCATGCCACGCCCTCACGATGTCGTCGGGGTGCTGGTAGACGAAGACCGGCCGTTCATTGACCCGCGGCAAGTTGGAGAGCATGGCAACGAGCGGCGTCGGCAGATGCGATATCCGCTCCTTGGAAACCTTCGACTCCTTGATCAGCACAGTCCCGCCATTCAGGCTGACGTCCTCCCACTGGACAGCCGTAGCCTCACCAATGCGGGCTCCAGTCAGGAACATGAACCAGGCCAGCGCCTCAATAACCGGCGCGGCTTGGGCGCTGAACGCGCGCAGCCACTCCAGCGTAACGGGCTCCTTGACCTTCGCGTCCACCTTGAACCGCTTGATCTTGATCGGCGAGCATAGCTCGGATTCCGCGGCAAAGTTGATCACGGCCTGGGCGGGACAGATCCCTTGGCGATTGCGGGTTGCCCCTGTGCCATTCGGGTATAGTTCAATAGCCATCTGCCTGATCGTGCCTTTGTTGATGTCCTTGACCAGCGTTTCCTTAAAATAATCCTCGATGGGCTTCAGAAAGCGGTCGGACTTGCCAGACTTGCGGTAGAGTTGCGCGGCCCGAGCGAATGTTAGGATGGCGCCCGGACCATCGAAATGACCTTTCCAGTAATTGGCTTCGATCTCGGCAATCTGACGCGCCGCGATGTCTTTGTCCGCGGTTTTGCAAGAGCCTCTGAGGCGCGATCGGCGCTCAGCCGGGCCAATTGTGCCGCGGTAGTTCCAGACCCCGTTGCGCAGGTAGAGCTTGAGCGGCATCGCTGCGATTCCATAATTTTGAGAACGTCATCGTGGGTGAGTGTCATACAGTCGCCGGAAATCAGGCAGGCGCCAAGCGATTTGGCGATCCTGCGCACACGTCTTTCAGGCCAACCCAGATGCTGGGCGAGGGCCTTCGGAGTTGTGACTTCGGGCAACGTCATCGCTGTAATATACCCTACGTTGTTAGCTTCGAAAACGCCTGCACAAGGTCCGGACTCTCAGAGAGATCGCGCCAAACGATATTTATTTTCCCGGCACGCCGAGGCGACGGATCAGCTCGGCGTCGGTAAGGTACAGCTTGCGCTGTTCTCGTTCGAGCGAGCGAAGTTCTAGTTCTAGCGTTTCGTATGTCGGCGACGTCATGCTCATCTTCCGCCCCTATTTCATCGTAAAAAGCAGGAAAAGCGAGTGCAGAACAACGGCAACCGAAATGCTGAAAACTATGTTGCACGCCCATCTGACGGCTTCTTTGGCTCCATCGGTCATGTCAGCTTTTCTCCAAAGCTTCTCGGGCTCGCTCGGTCCAGCCAGGGTGACCCACTTCAATATAATCTGGCGCCCGACTATCCAGCGCTTCATGTAGAAGAGCTCGCATTGCCTCTATTTCGTCCGCCGCTTCGTCAACTAGGAATTCCCATTTATGCGAAGCGCTGGTTCGCAATCGTTCCACGAGGTCGGTCATTTGGTGTTGTGATCTTTCGTCATGTCCGCAAGTGTGATCGGCTGTGTCTCGACCTCGACCACACGCTCGCCGTTGCACTCAGGGCAGACGCCATGATCTGTCCAATCTGGATTGTTGCCATCGGCCGTATAGACGCGGCTCTCGGTCTGGCAGGCTTCGCAATTAATGAAACGGGCCGGCTCAACGAGATCATCCAAGCAGTCCAGCGCCTGCAGTAATTTTAGGTAGCGGCAGTGGCCCGCGTGATAAGAAGGCTCCGGTGATTTAGTGTTGCAATCGCAGGAGCCGATGGAGGCGGCCAGAATTGATTTCTTGGCCTGCTCTAAAGGACTCATTTGAACTTCCTTGCTTCAATCTGCTGATCACGAAGGGGGCTGGGACCTTCGCCTCCGTAGTAGCGTTGGCACTGACGCTCCCAAGCTCGCTCAGCTCGGTTTTGCAAACAATCTCCGCAGAGGAATTCTCCGTCTTCGGAGCAGGTGGCTGCCTCGCCGCATTCGTCGCACTTGAACATATCAAGCTCCCAACACGCAGACCTTGGAGGGCGCGGCGTTACCTGCTCTGGTTCGCGGCCAGTCGCTGCAATGAACTTCCTGCGGGTGATTTTCCTAGCCACGGTTATGGTCTCCAGAACTGAGTGAGTTGGGCCAAACGCCAAGGCTTCTTTGGCTCCTTCGATGATCTTGTTCATTCCCCACCTCGGTCTGCCGGAGAGTTAGAAACTGCGAACATATCGTGCTGTGCCTTTTCAGCTTCCACCGCGGCGCGGGCGGCCGGGTTGATCCACAGAACTTCTGTCCGCTTGCGGGCGCCGTCGGCTAGAGCCTCGCGCTCGACCCTCCACCAGGTGGGAAGCGCACGGTCGTACATCGCGTTGGGGTAGCCCGAGAGAATCACCATGCCCTCCAAGGTGGGCAGGAAGGCCAGCAAATCGCTATGCTGCCCGTCGTCCATCTCGTGCACGTAATCCGGGCTTTCGTCTCCGCGGGTGCTCCAGACGTAGGGAGGATCAACGTAGAACAGCGTCTCCGGGCCATCCTGCTGAGCCATCAGCTTCACAGCGTCCCGGTTCTCGATCACGACGCCAGCCAGGCGGCCGATAATGGCCATCAGGGCGTCGGGATAGTTGGTCCAGTCGTGTGCCGGCGTCGTGCCGGAGCGGTTGCTGTTCGCCCGGAAGCCAGTTGAGCGGCCATGAGCGTTCGAGCCGAAACCCATGAATGAGCGCAGCACCAGGTGGCGCGCGGCTTCCATCGGATCCAGCGGCAATGGATCGGAGGTCTTGTCAAACTCAGTGCGGGCAAAGGGCGTTAATCGGATGCGGCGCACCAGCTCGTCGGCTTGGTCGGACCGGAGGATGCGGAATAGGTTGACCACGCTATCGTCAAGGTCGTTCCAGACCTCGGCATAGGACCGTGGCTTGCGCATCAGTACGCTGCCGGCGCCGCCGTAAGGCTCGACATAAACCCGATGGGGAGGGAAATGCGAGATGATCCACGGCGCAAGCAGCCATTTGCCGCCATGCCAGCGCAAAACGGGGCGGGAGGGGGGTATGGTGGCGGCAATGTTCACTGTTTCGGACTTCCCACATCTCCGGCCGGGACAAAGATCCTTGAGTAGGGCAATTGCATTGAGCATCTGCGCCTTGCATTCCTGTTCGTACAACCGATCGTCCATGGCTGTATCGACCAGCGTCTGCATTCGCTTGATCGCAACCTCGACGTTCTGAGG